GTTCCCTTGCAGAAATCTGCTTTAATTGGCCTTGACAGGCTAGTTGGGCAAGATGAGATTTCTCCTGGTTTGACTGAAAATGATATTGATAAATTCTTCGCCCCACTCTGTGAAGAGGTAGTGCGCGGAAACCGGTTCACGACCGTCCCTAAGGACGCAAGAAAGAACCGTGGCATTTGCATCGAGCCGTCCATAAATGTCTTCTACCAACTCGGTATCGGACAATGGATGACTCAGCAGATGAAAGTCAAGATCGACTGGGTGAAAGAGAGTCAGCAGGAGTTTCATAAACTTCTCGCGCGTTTGGGGTCCCTCACGAGGCTCCAGGCAACTCTCGATCTCTCCAATGCTAGTGATACTGTATGCAGCAACCTTGTTAAATTGCTGCTCCCTACCGACTGGTTTTCTCTTCTCTTTTCCTTACGCTCACCCTACACCTTCATCGGTGGTAAGTGGGTTCGGTTGGAGAAGTTCAGCTCGATGGGCAACGGTTTTACATTTGAGCTTGAAACGCTCCTCTTCCACACGATTACGAAAATTGTCGCGCGGGCGAGTCAGCAGTCTGATGATTGGTTTGGACGTACCGTCTCCGTTTTCGGGGACGACATTATCTGCCCAACTGACGTTGCTGAAGATGTCATAGCTGCTCTAACCTTCTTTGGCTTTAGCCTTAATGTGGAGAAATCCTATTATAAAGGTGAGTTTAGGGAGAGTTGCGGCGGGGATTACTTCCGCGGCCTCGATATGAGGCCGCACTATTTGAAGGAAGACCCACATGAACCGCATCAGTTCATCGCACTGGCCAATGGCCTTGCTCGTTTTGGGATTCGCCACACTCAGTGTGGCGGCCCTAACGTTGCTCGGACTAGCTGGTTACGCGTCCTTGATGCTCTCCCAAGCGGGATTCGAAGCCTCCGTGGTCCAAAAGACCTGGGGGATCTCCTTATCCATGACGAAGAGAGCAAATGGAATTACGCAGTGCGTGGCAGCATCCGCTACTTCAGGGTGTGGCGACCAGTTGCGTTCGGACGAACGCCCTGGCACCACTTCCGACCTGGAGTAGTTTTAGCATCAGCCCT